TGAAGCAACCATTGTAGACTGGTGCAGAAATAAAGGAGTTCAGGTTTCAGAAGTAGTATTTGACCCAGCCAGATGGCAGAGAACTATGATGGTATTGGAAGAAGAAGGCTTGCCTATTATTTCCTATCCAAACTCTGCAGAGCGTATGGTTCCAGCAACTCAACGCTTTTATGAGGCGGTAGTTAATGGATCATTCACTCATGATGGAGATCCAAGACTTAATAAACACATAGCAAATGCAGTTACAAAGACTTCCTCAAGAGGACTTATGATTGCAAAGGCTAACACAAAGAAGAAAATTGACGCAGCAGTTGCTGCAATATTCAGTTATGACAGAGCAATGGCACCAAAGCCAAAGCCTGTTGTGGCAAGATTCTACAAAATATAAGGAGCAACATGAAAATCAAATGGCCTAAAATAGATTGGTCTATTGTAGTTGAAGTAGTAGGAGTTGCATTAGCAACCTACGGTCTTTATATGATTGCTCCAGCAATTTCATTTATTGCCCTTGGTTCATTCTTAATTTGGGCAACTGAGAGGAAATAATGGCTACAGCAGGCGTATATAATTTTATAATGGATCAAGGCTCCACATATACTGTTTCGTTAGTTTATAACGATCCAAATGGTAATCCAATTGACCTGACTGGCTACACAGCCAAGATGCAATTGCGTTTAAAGTATGGAGATCCAGTAGCAGCACTAACTTTGACTACTGGCGGTGGCGGTATTGTAATTACAGGACCTACTGGAACAATAGATATTACTGCAACTGATGAACAAACATTAACTTTGGACCCAACCATTTATGTTTATGACTTAGACCTAAATATTGGCGGAGTAATTACAAGATTAATTCAAGGACAAGTAACTGTTAGGGCAGAGGTTACAAGTAATGCCTAATTTAGGTATAGAAGTTGTTATTGATGAGCAAAACAACAAAGTAATCCTTTCATCACCTGGACCTCAAGGACAAGTTGGCCCAACAGGTCCTACTGGTGCTACTGGCCCAATAGGTCCTTCTGGTGTTACAGGAGCGACAGGTCCTACAGGACAGACTGGCCCTACAGGTATAGGAACAACTGGTGCTACAGGAGCAACTGGAGTCACTGGTGATGTTGGCCCTACAGGATCAACTGGACCACAAGGATTAACAGGTGCTACAGGTCCTACAGGACCAATAGGAGCAACTGGATCTACAGGTCCTACAGGCCCTATAGGAATTACTGGAGATACTGGTGCAACTGGTTCTACAGGTCCTACAGGTGTTACTGGAGACATAGGCCCAACAGGTGCTACAGGTTCTACTGGGCCAATTGGACAGACAGGACCTACAGGAGTAACTGGACCTCAAGGAGTTACTGGAGACACAGGCGCAACAGGACCAGAAGGCCATACAGGTGCTACTGGACCACAAGGCGTTACTGGAAGCACAGGTCCTACAGGACCAATAGGTGCAACAGGACCAGTAGGCGCAACAGGAGCAACAGGTCCCACAGGAGCGACGGGATCTACAGGTCCTCAAGGAATTACTGCAGGTCGTTACTATTATTTCAATGCATCAATAACAGAACTGCCCGGATTTAAACACCTTGGAGAAAATCCAGTTGCTGCTACAGAAACTACAGTTACTGTAAATATTCCTGGTTCAACAACATCTTTAATTGATTCTTATATTTCTGAGCCATTTGACTTTACATTGATTCCAGGTGGCGTACAGCGTTTTATTATGCAGATGAAAAAACCTGCAAGCAATGATAACCTATCAGTCTTTGTTCGTTTGAAGTTAGCAGATAACTCAGGAACAGTGCTTGCAACTATTGGCGATTCAGACACAGTAGAAACTGGCTGGAATGGACCATCAGATCCATCATTAACAGAGACAGATATTACTCTACCAACAACATCAGTATCTCTTGGTCAAAGAATGATTGTTGAAATTTATGGAGTTAATGGTGATGCAACTGCACATAATTATAGTTTTATTACAGAAGGAACAACACATTATTCATATGTAGTAACAACTCTTGAAGCACCAGCAGGACCTCAAGGCCCAACAGGCGCAACAGGCGCTACAGGACCTCAAGGAGTTACTGGTGATGTTGGTCCTACAGGCGCAACAGGCGCAACTGGTCCAATAGGTGCTACAGGAGCAACTGGCCCTCAAGGTGTAACTGGTGACATTGGTGTTACTGGTGTAACTGGACCATCAGGCGCTGTTGGTGCAACTGGTCCGCAAGGAGTCACAGGCGATATTGGTCCCACTGGTCCGATTGGAGCAACTGGTCCGATTGGCGCAACTGGACCTGTAGGTGCTACTGGAGACACAGGTTCAACTGGACCTATTGGTGTAACAGGCGCTACTGGCCCAACAGGGGCTACTGGACCTACAGGATCTACTGGTCCTACTGGAGACACTGGTCCTACAGGTATTGGCACAACAGGTGCAACAGGACCTACAGGTGCTACAGGTGCTACAGGCGCCACTGGCGCTACTGGACCTGGTGGCGGAGACTTTTCTTTACTAATGTTAATAGGAGCATAAATGGCTACATCATATAAAGTATTGGGTCAATCCAATCCAGCAGCAACAACAGATACAACTCTATACACAGTTCCAGCAGCAACTGAGGCGGTAGTGTCAACAATAACTGTTGCTAATTTAGGTACAACTGGAACATTTAGAATAGCAATTAGACCAGATGGAGCAGTCATTGCTAATCAACATTATGTTGTTTATGATGCAACCCTAAATGCAAATGACACTATTACATTTACTTTGGGTATTACAATAAATGCTTCAGATGTTATTACTGTTCGTGCATCTAATACATCTTTTGCATTTCAAGCATTCGGAAGTGAAATTGCATAATGACTGTACTTCGTACAAGTAATGCTCCAATAGGACTTGATAGAGGCAAGCCAATTACGACTGAAAATAGTCTTGGTTGGGTAGCACCTTCTGATTGGATTACTTATACGGTCCCAACAGCATCTGAGCAAAAGATAATTGGAACTGTTGCTGTATTTAATCAGGATTCTAATTATTTTGCTGTTAATATGACTACTACAGATGGAAGTCAGTACACAGTTGACTGGGGCGACGGTACATCAGCAAATTTTGCAAGCGGAACAACGGCAGAAAAGAACTATTCTTGGTCATCTATATCATCAGGTACATTAACATCTGAAGGATATCGTCAGGCTATTGTTACTATTACGCCAACAATTTCAGGTAGAACATTTTCAATTGTACAGACAAATCGTAGACATTCTGCACTTACTTCATCAAATCTTTATCCAAGTCCATGGCTAAGTCTTTCTATTGCTGCTCCAAATGCTACAAGTATAACTCTTAGCGGTAATACATCCACTTCAGTCAATCTATCTTACGCTCAACAAGTTCAAATTATTTCATCAAACATTACATCTGCAGCCAGCCTTTTTACTAACTGTTATTATTTACAAGATGTTGTTTTTAATACATCTGCAACTTTAACAAACACATCAAGCATGTTTGCAAATTGTAGAAATTTACAAGTTGCTCCATTTTTTAATACTGCTTCAGTAACAACTATGTCAGGCATGTTTAGCACATGTCGTCTTTTAAAATTTGTACCTCTTTATAATACTGCATCAGTAACAAGTATGTCAGCAATGTTTGATAGTTGTTCTTCTTTAAAAACAGTTCCATTATTTAATACAGCAGCAGTTACAAATATGTCAAGTATGTTTTCTACTTGTGCTTCTTTAGAATCTGTTCCATTATTCAATACAGCATCAGTTACAACGATGGGAAATATGTTTTTTAATAGTAACTCTTTAAAATCTATTCCATTATTTAACACAGCATCAGTTACAAATATGTCAAATATGCTTTACCAAGTAAATAACTTAGAAACTATTCCAGCATTTAATACAGCATCAGTTACAACGATGGATGGTATGTTTAGATTTACAAGCGGTTTAGTATTTTTACCTGGATTAAATACTGCTAATGCTACAACTGTAGCAAACATGTTTACTTCTGGATCAAATGGCACATTGCTAAGAGAAATAACAGAACTTAATCTAAGTGGAGTAACATCATTAGCAAATAATAACTTAGGCTTAGGAAATACTTCTGCTACATCTAATGGTCAACTCACTCGTGCAAAAATTACTGGAAATAAATGGACACAAAGTTTCCAAAACTGTTCAATGGGTGCGACAGAACTTAATGAAATGTATACATCACTTGCCACGCTTAATCCAGCCATTACAAATGTCAGTGGTAATGGAACAACTGTAACAGTTACTGTAGGAACAGCAAATATTTCACCATTTGTTGCTGGTCGTTCAGTAACAATTACAGGAGTTACGCCAGTAGCGTATAATATATCTGGTACTATAGCATCAGTAAATACTGGTGCAGGAACATTTACAATTACAAATGCAGCAACTGGAACCTATGTTTCAGGCGGTACTGCAACAGTTACATCTGATGTAACAATTACAGTGACTGGAAATCCAGGTGTAGCCACAGATAATCCAGCAATAGCAACAGCAAAAGGATGGACGGTAACAGGATGAGTTCAGGATTCTATAAATATGAGAGTGAAATCCTTAGTTATGGACCAAACTTTGTTCTTAATAAAAACTTTGAATTAAGAGCGGAATCTAAAGATACCTATGATTATCCAGTAGATGGATGGCATTGGTTTAATACAATAGATGATGCTTATGCGTTTTTTAATATTCCAATTCCAGAAAATAACCAAGGAGAAAGTGACTATCAATGACAAGTAATAAAGTTGTTATTAATAGAATAACCAATGAGGTTGAAGTTGTTTCTCCTGGCTTTGTAGGTCCTTCTGGTCCTACTGGCGCTACTGGTGCTACTGGGCCTACAGGATCTACAGGGCCTGCTGGATCAACTGGACCTTCTGGAGCAACAGGGCCTGTTGGAGCAACAGGTGCTACAGGTATTCAAGGATTAACTGGTCCTACAGGTGAAACAGGTGCGACTGGTGCGACTGGTGCTACTGGAGTTACAGGTGCGACAGGACCTGGCGGTAGTGATTTAATTGCTGGTCCAATCCTATCTACATCAGGAACATCACAAATTAATCCTGCAAATAAAACAGGAACTGGAGATATATTTGTACTAAATAATGGAGATCCAGTATTAACAAGCGGTATTGTTGTTGATCAGACAACTCCAGGTACTGGTCTTGTTATTAGTAAAGGAAATGATAATACTTTATTTCAAAATATTGCTATAGGAAGCACTGAAACTCTTGCAAATACTACAACAGGAAATCAAAATACTGCAATTGGTGGTCGTGCTCTAAAGTTTACAACAACAGGATCTAATAACTTTGGATTAGGTGCTGAGGCTGGTAGAGAAAATACTACTGGTCAAGAAAATATGTACGCTGGTACATTCGCTGGTAGTTCTAATCAAACTGGTTCATTCAATACAGTAGTAGGTGTTGGAGCCATGTCAGGCTTCCCATCTGGCGGTACAAATATAGATAGAGCCATAGCAATAGGTACTCAAGCACTTAATCAAAATACTCAAGATGATATTGTTGGCATTGGTTATAGAACATTACAGGCAAACACTGGTACAGGAAATCTTGCAATAGGTAATTTTGCATTAGAATTAAATACAAGTGGTATAAATAATACCGCAATTGGTTATTTTGCATCAAATGCAAATACAACTGGAGAAGAAAATCTCGCTATTGGTGGATATGCTTTACAAGTAAATACTGGAAGTTACAATACTGCAATTGGTTATGGTGCTCTTAGTTTAAATACTACTGGTCAGCAAAATGTTGCTATTGGTACCCAAGCATTAAGACAAAACACTATAGGTCTTAATAATGTCGCTATTGGTAGAAGTGCATTAGAATCTAATATTGATGGAGATAACAATGTCGCTATTGGTGCTGGAGCATTAGATGCAAACATTTCTGGTGATGGAAATACTGCAATTGGCGGTGGAACATTAAATCAAAATACAACAGGTAATAGCAATTTTGCATTAGGAAATAATGCTTTATATTACAATACTACTGGTAATCAAAATATTGCAATTGGTCAAAATGCATCAGTTAATAATACAACATCAAGCAATATTGTTGCAATTGGAAATGCTGCACTTTCAAATAATACAAGTGGTATAAATCTTGCAATTGGTAATAATTCGCTTGCACAAAATATAACAGGCTTTAGAAATGTTGCTATTGGCTTTAGGGCAATGGAGTTCAATCAGTCTGGTAGTCAAAATGTAGCAATTGGTCATGATTCTTTACAACTTGCAACAGGTAGTTACAATGTTGCCGTTGGTGATAATACATTAAATCAAACTACTACAGGTCAATTTAATATTGCTATAGGAACTGCAGCATTAGAAGATAACACTACTGGTAGCGCAAATCTTGGTGTTGGTATTTCCGCATTAGCAAACAATATAAATGGTGGATCTAATACAGCAGTTGGTAATAATGCTCTTGAAACGATGACTGGTGGAAACAATAATACCGCTATTGGACCAGCAGCGATGAGATATGCTACAGGTGGTAGCGGCAACTTTGCTCTTGGTGCAAGTGCTTTAAATGCTAATGCTGGCGGTAATAATAATGTTGGTATTGGAAATGCTTCTCTACTATTTAATACAACTGGTAGTTCTAATGTTGGAATTGGAAATAATACTTTAAGATCTAATACTACTGGCAATGTAAATATCGCTATTGGAGATGAAGCACTTCAAAATGCAACAACTTCAAATAACCAAATTGCTATTGGCTATAGAGCATTAAGAAATTCAGTTGGACTTGAAAATACCGCTCTTGGAACACAATCATTAGCAAATGCAACAAGCGGTAGTCAAAATATTTCTGTAGGTAACTACACATTAGAGTACAATACTTCTGGTAATGCTAATAACTCTATGGGTTTCCTTGCATTGCGTGAAAATGTAAGCGGTAGTGGTAATACTGCTAATGGTAATACCTCTCTTGTTTATAATTATACTGGTGCTGGAAATACTGCTATGGGTGGTGTTTCATTAGCAGGAAATATATCTGGACAAGGACAGGTTGCAATTGGTCAGGGTGCACTTCAATTTAATACAGATTCAATTGCTACAATTGGTGCAATTACTGGCGGTAGCGGATATACTGATGGATCTTATACAAATGTTGTTTTAGTACCAACTAATCATAATTTTTATAATATTGGTGGTATTACAGCAAATATTGATGTTGTTGGCGGTACAGTAGTATCATTGGCAATTGTTTCAGGTCTTGCAGTTAGAAGCAATACAATTCTTGGAATATATGCTCCATCAGCACCTGCTGGTTTATTGACTGGTTCAGGATTTAGTGTTCCAGTTACTTCTACAAATGTAGCACAGTACAATACTGCTGTAGGTAGATTTGCTGGTAGATTAAATTATACTGGTTCTGCGAATACATTTCTTGGATATCAAGCAGGACAAAGTTCAAATGGGTCAAGCAATGTATTTATTGGATATCAAGCGGGTCTAAATCAGACAGGATCAAATAAATTAATTATTTCAAATACCAGCACAGCAACACCATTAGTTGTTGGTAATTTTGATCCTGCTGGTGGCGCTAACGGAACATTTGCAATTAATGGAGCACTTTTAATAAATGAATATACTCCTCCAACAGCAGCATCTTCAGGAGTTAAGGGTCAGATTCAGTATGATAATGACTACATATATATCTGTGTTGCAACAAACACTTGGAAGAGAGTAGGAATATCCACATGGTAAGGAGAATAGGTTAATGAGTCTATCTAAGAGATTAAAGGCATCTGGTGAACAAAGAGTTGGTAATAACCAATACATTGAACCGCTTATTCCACCACGCCCACTTTATGGCGTTGCCAATGCAGGCGTTTATGTAGACCAAGAATCTGCTATTCGTGTATCTACTGTTTATTCATGTGTAAGACTACTTGGAGACACCGTTTCCTCTTTACCCATGGGTGCTTATGTACGCAGAGGCCGTAATCGTATTTCTTATTCTGCTGTTTATGGAAGCACTCCTGAATGGGTAAATAAGCCAAATCCAGAAGCAACAAGATTAGAATTTATTGAGCAAATAATCACATCTCTACATCTACATGGAAATGCATATATTTTAACTGTTAGAGACGACATGGGCGAGGTAGTAGAATTATATGTCCTCAATCCTAATGATGTTAAGATAGAAAGACCATTCCCAGGAGAACCATTAGTATACAAACTAAGAGATGAATTAAATAACTTTACTCGTGTTTTGACCAAGAATGAAATTGTTCATATTCCTATGATGAAGTTCCCAGGATCTCATTATGGTCTTAGCCCTATTGGTGCCTGCCGTATGTCTGTAGGTATTGCTATGGCTTCTGATACATATGCATCTTCATATTTTGGAAATGCTTCAAATCCTGGTGGAGTTATTGAAGTACCAGGCGAATTGACACAAGATCAAGCAAACGATATTGCTACAGGATGGAAGCAAAATCATGGTGGTCCATATATGTCAGGATCAGTTGGTATTCTTTCTGGTGGTGCTGCATTTAAGCCTTTGTCACTAAATGCTCAAGACGCTCAATTAATAGAAGCCAGAAAATTCAATGTAGAAGATATCGCCAGAATTTTCAGAGTCCCATTAAGTTTGTTAGGTCATCCAGCATCAGGTGCTATGTCCTATGCCTCTGTTGAAGCACAGAACCTTTCATTTGTTCAGCATTCACTTCGTCCTCTATTGGAAAGAATTGAGCAGGCTCTAAGCCCTCTTCTTCCAGAAGCAGACGGATTTATTAAATTTAATTTAGATGCATTATTGCGTGGTACCACATTAGAGCGCTTTGATGCATACACAAAGGGACTAAGAGAAGGCTTCTTATCTCTAAATGATGTTCGTTCATTTGAAGACCTCTCACCACTTGGTGAATCTGGAGATCAGTACAGACTTCCTCTACAAAATATTGATGCATCTCAAGCACCACTTGTAGGAGATAAACTCAAGGCTGAAATCGTCGCTGCTCTTGTTCAGGTTGGTTACAACCCAGAAGATGTAGCCAAGATGATGGATATGGAACTTGGACACACAGGATTACCTTCTGCACAGTTGCAGCAGGTAGCATTAATTGATCCTACAGATCCAGAAGCGGTATATGGAGATGAGGTTAAATAATGCCTTACGGAATATCTTCTGAGCAAAGTGATTGTGCAAATTGGGCGGTAGTTAAAGAAGAGTCTGATGGCTCCTATACTACTATTAAATGCCATGATAATAAACAAGACGCAATTGATCAAATGGTAGCAATATCAATATCAGAAGATATGGATCCGCTTGGAGAAGTAAGAGAAGTAGGAACAGTTCCACAATTTATTAGAAATAATGCACAAAAAGGATTAGATTATCTTGCTGAAGGTTATGGCGGAGATGGTCTTACAGATGCTACAAAGCGTGAAGCGAGAGAAATGGCAGCAGGACGCATATCTGAAAATAAGGTACGCAAAATGGCTCCATGGTTCGCAAGACACAAAGCAGATGGCCAAGCACCTAAGAACAGTGACCCAGGAGATTCTCAATATCCAGGTCCAGGTTTAGTTGCCTGGTTACTTTGGGGCGGAGATTCAAATTTCTCTGACAGAGCACAAAACTGGGCACAACGCCAAATTGATTCATTAAATAATGAAGAAAGTAAAGCAAGGAGTAAAATGAAAAAGACAGAACGCCGTACCTTTACAGTAAGGGACATAGAAACAAGGGCAGAAGACGGTACACTGCGTATGGCAGGCTATGCTGCGGTATTCAATGAGCCATCCTTGCCACTACCATTTATAGAGAAGATTGCACCAGGTGCATTCAGAAAGACTCTAACAGAGACACCAGATGTTCGTCTACTTATTAACCATGAAGGATTGCCTTTAGCAAGAACCAAAAATGGTACAATGAGATTATACGAAGATGCAAAAGGTCTTTATTTTGAAGCAGAATTAGCAGACACCCAAGAAGCAAGAGATCTACATACTCTTGTTGCTCGTGGTGATGTTGATCAAATGTCATTTGCATTTAGAGTAATTCGTCAGAAATGGAACGATGATCGTACAGAAAGAATGCTTACAGAAGTATCTTTGGCAGATGGAGATGTGTCTATTGTGACCTATCCAGCCTATCCAGCAACCTCTGTAGAAGCAAGAGAACGCCTAAAGAGAGCAATTGCCGAAATAAAAGAGGGCAGAGAAATAAGTGGCGACTCATTATTAGTATTAGAAAGCATATTTGGAGACTTAACAGAAGGCCATGAATATGTAATGAAGGCTGTAGAAGTTATGTCTGCATTGCTTGGAAATAATGGTGGAGAAGAAGAGAATTCTCCATACACAGATGTAGAAGATGATGAAATTGAAGAATCTGCAATTACTACAATAATCGCAGATATTCCTGGAGAAGGTTCTCAAGTACTTGGAGAAATTCCATCTACTCAATTACTTCCAACAGGAAGAAAATATTCTCTACGCCTTGCACAGGCTAAGAGAAATACTTTATAAATTTCCTATTAGAAAATAATAGGGCGAAGTCGGAGCAAAACTCACACCCTGTAAGCGTCGTGAGATCCATTGCCACCACCTCAATAAAAAAATAAACTCATAAAAGGAGAACAATACAATGTCTTATTTAGACAAGTTGATTGAACGCCGTGAGTCTGTTAAGGCTGAAATGGATGCCGTTCTTGAAGCAGTTGCTGCAGAGAACCGCACTGACCTTACAAATGATGAGTCAGCAAAGGTAGATGCCCTTGTTGAGGAATCACGCTCATTGGATTCAAAGATTGAAAAGTTCAAGGCACAAGCAGATGCTGATGCTAAGGTTGCAGAAGTTCGTGCAGCAGTAGCAGATGTTGCTATGCCAAAGAGCACCGCTACAACAAAGATTGTTAGCGAACCACGCACCTATACAGCAGAATCAGGTAACTCATTCGTTGCTGATGCGTTCAATGCACAATATCGTAATGACTTTGCTGCACAAGAGCGTCTTGCTCGTCACACTCGTGAAGAGTCAATTGAGCGTCGTGATGTAGGAACTGCAAACTTTGCAGGTCTTGTCATTCCTCAGTACCTTGTTGATCTTGCAGCACCATATGCTCGTGCAGGTCGCCCAACAGCAGACTTCGCTACAAACAAGCATGTGCTTCCAGCAGCAGGTATGACTCTAAATATCTCACGCATGACTACAGGAACTTCTGCTGAAATTCAGGCTTCTGAAAACTCTGCAGTTTCTGAGACAAATGCTGATGATACACTCTTGACTATTGATGTGCGTACAATCGCAGGTCAGCAAGATCTATCAAAGCAGGTCATTGAAAGAGGAACTGGCGTTGATGCATTCGTCGTACAGGATCTCATTCGTGCATGGCACACAACTCTTGACAACCAGATCCTAAATGGTTCTGGCGCATCAGGACAAATTCTTGGTCTACGCAACACATCTGGTGTAAATGCAATCACTTATAACGATGCAGCACCATCTGTTGAAGACCTATATCCAAAGTTGGCTGATGCTTACCAGCAAATCCAAACTGGCGTATTCATGAATCCTACACACTGGATCATGCACCCACGCCGCTTGGCATTCTTGCTTGCAGCAGTTGACTCTTCAAAGCGTCCACTCGTTGTACCAGCACTTAATGGTCCAATGAATGCTGTTGCTACAGGCGCAGGCGCTGTTGGTTATGGCAACTCAGGCTACACATTGATGGGTCTTCCAATCATTGCTGATGCTAATGTTGTTACAACTGCTGGTGCAGGAACAGAAGATGAAATCTATTGCGTAACAGCACCTGAATTCCATCTCTGGGAGCAGTCAGGCTCACCATTCGCATTGTCATTTGATGCAACTGGTGCTGGCTCACTTACAGTTAAGTCAGTTGTTTATGGATACGCTGCAGCATCTGCAGGTCGTTATCCAGCAGCAGCATCTAAGATTGCTGGAACTGGTTTAATTGCACCAACATTCTAAGTTAGATTTGCATAGATTAGAAATTTGAAAACTAATCTATTGCAATACTTAGAGTAATCTAAGGGAAGGGCAGGTCTTGCAACCCCGACAGGACCTGCTCCTTCTTAAAACGAGGGAACATGAAGAAGTTAAAAAAGATTTTTAAAATTAAAAAAGAAACAGCAACAGCACTACCTAAAGTAGAAAAAGCGATGTTGCCTAAATTGGAGAAGAGGAGCAAATGAGTCAATCAAGCACAGTTTATACAAATTTGGCTGATGTTAAAGATGCCCTGCAGATTGAGGATACAATAGATGATGTTGCTATCCAAGCAGCAATTCTGGCTGCAAGTCGTCAGATTGATGAATATTGCCAGAGATTTTTTTATCAAGAGGGTACAGTAGCAGCACCTGCTACAAGATACTATACTGCCTATAGCCCATGGTTTATAGAGACAGACGACATTGTTCAAATAACAGAGTTAGCATGTGATCCAGATTTTACTCAAACATATTCACAAATTTGGAATACCACAACACCACCATTAGATATTATGTATGAACCAGTAAATAATCCTGCAAAAGGATGGCCATACACAA